TTCGTTTACAAAAAAAGTTTGGGAGTTTGTGTTTACTTGGGTGCCCATTGCTTCTGCTCGGCGTTCTTGTTGGTGTGCGCGTTTGGCGTTTACATATCGTGCGCCTGCTCTGGAGTTGCAGGGTTTACATACGGGGCGCAGGTTGGTGATGTCGTCGGGGCCGCCTGCGTCGAAGGGGATGATGTGGTCAGCGTCTGTGGCTGGGGCTTTGTGGCAGAGTACACAGGTCATTGGGCCGTTGCTGAATAGTTCTTTGCGTGCTTTGAGGAACTCGGGTGTGGCTCGGCGTGTCATGTTGTCTCGTTTCTTCTCTAGCGCCCTTGGCTGCGCCTGCGGTTGCTTGCATGTTACGAGATGAGTTGGTGCGGTGATAGCCCCCCACACTTTGAGCTACGAGCTCAGGCTGCCGGATGATTACACCAGTGGACGGACACCATTGACATTTGTGACGTTTGGACGCTGTACAGGCCGTTCTATGACAGCCTGCTCTACCCTCGTTCCCGAGTGTTACACCTGCTGAGTACAACTCCCAACGAGGCCGTGGTTCTGATCTGTTGTCTGCGGATGCTAGCGCACTCTACTTAGTTGTGTCCTTTGTAGGGCCTCTAATGCTCTGTCTCCTGCTGAAACTAGCCAGCACTGTGTTGGAATTGTTCCCTTTGCTAAACCGTTAGGGGTGTAAAACTTCATGCTTGGTAAAGCAAGCCAACCTGAAGCTCCATCCCACAACAGTTTGAGCCACTTAGCATTCGAAGTCGGAACCAAAGCAACCCCGTTTCCATGCTCAAGAAACTTAATTACCCAAGGCAGAGGTTTGGAATATGGAGGGTTCATCCATACAAAGCCTGACCATTCAGAGGCAAGACCGTCTTCTTCTTGTGTGTAGTAACGCTCTGTAGGTACGAAAGGGCCTCCGCCGGGTGGAGCGCACACGTCAAGATCAAACTTCTCGCCCAAAGCGTCAAAGACCCATTTAGGGGTGTAATAGTCGTCTGAAGTCGCAACTTCCTGAGGTTCAGTAAACAACCTAAGCTGTTCAGGCACGGCGTCCTAGCCTTTCAGCGATTAGTTCTAGTTGATTCTCGCGCCAGACGTAGTACTCGACATGAGGTTTCAAGGCGTTTGCCCATATGACCTGCATGGGTGACAGTTTGCCTGCGCCTAGTTTTAGCTCTGCGAAGATGACACCACGCTCACGATGAGCGAGGACTAAATCGGGGAAGCCTTTTCCATCGGAGCGGAACACACCCGGACGAACCTGATGCGGTGTCGGGTGGAATACCAACCACTGATTCATGACGGCGAGTTGTTCCACCTTGGATTGAAATATCCTTTCGGTCGCTTCCCCTTTAGGCATTACACGCCTCCAAGGATGCGGTGCAGCTCGTTTTGTGCCCCCGTTAACTCACGCTCTAAGCGCTTGTTGTCTCGGTATTGCTCTTCCATCATCTTCACCATTGGCAACAGGTTGGACACGTTTACATTGAACGACAGGATGCCTTCAGGATCCATGTGCTCGACTACGCGCTCTATTGCTGGGAGCAGGTGACGGTGCATAGCGCAGTAGTCATTGGTCTCAGCTTTGCAGGTGTAGAACGGGCAGAGGATGGCTTTAGACATGACGCTTTGCCAGCCAAATACCTAGAGCAATCATCAGGGTCGAGTGGGACACAAAATAGACGAACTCAATCACGACTGGCCAGCCATAGTGCTCGGTAGTTGTCGCGTTCTTCTTGCAGCTGCTTAATGATTGCGTCAAGGGTGCGGAACTGTGCCTCAAGCGTGTTTACCTGCTGGATGAGGTCTTCGATGTAGTTCTTCATTGTTCCTGCGTCCATCAGAACGGCTCCTTTTCGTATCGGCTGTAAGACGCAATTGCGTACTCACGGGTGTTCCATTCATCGCTATAAAGCGCTTCACCTAAATGATGGTGCAGGTCTTTGACAATTTTGCGTAGGCGTTCAATCTCATCGGCTGCCTCGTCCATTATTCCTAAAGCGGTACACCAATCCTGATGGTTACCAAATTGGAGCAATGGATAGTTATCAAGCCGTAATTGGGTCACAATGTCATCGCTCATCAGAATGGCTCCTCAGGTGAGTCGTCTAGATCATCTTCGTGGGTTGCCATCACCGGCAACGGTGTCCCTTTCGGCGCCCAAAAGGCTTTGTCGCCGTTTACGTCCTTAAACCACGGGCGCTTGGGGTTGGCTGCAAGTTGGTCTCGGTTGTCCCATACTTGGGTCACGCCTGCTTGAGCCGCTTCGAGAACAAGCCAATCGGGTATCGGGCCCCACTGGTTGCCCTTGACCGTGACACCATCCCCTTTTGCTGAGGATGCTTGTGTTATACGCATCTTCGGTGCGGTGTTTTGCACCTTCATCATTTCTTCACGCGACGGGCGTTTGTTGACATCGGTGCCAGCCATGCCAGCGTTAGCCAATGCACGGCCCACAGCAGAAGTTTCACAGTTTTCAACATGTGAGGTTCTGTTTACATTGCCAGCGCCACGCACCTCTTCGGCGTACCCCGTAGCGATGCACACGTCTTCAAGCCACAGCTCTGCACGAATCACGCAGATGTCTGCACCGGGCTGCGAAACCATGTGCGTGATGGTGCGTCCGTTGGGGTGCTGTTCTAACCAGCGTGAGTGTCGGACTGCTACTGGTTCGTAGTCGTCAAGATTAAAGCCCACTTGCAGCCTCCTTCTTTGCGAGGCGCTTTAGACGAGCGTCCTCTTTCTTTTGTGCAGCTGCAAGAGACTTCAAGCCTTCAGCAATCAAAGGCTCGATGACCTTGCGAAGCGTGGCGGTGATGTTCTTGTCTTGGTCTCGAAGCATCACATGCGTAATGGCTGTGAACTCCTCAGGGGTAAGCCTGACGGCTACCGCGTGTGGTTTGTTAATCATTGTTTCTCCCAATGTTTATTGTTTACTTGCCTGACGATACACGCCAGTTTGATGCACCCTTACCATCGGCCCACAAGACGCGAGCCACCTTCAGGTTGCAGGATGGGTCTGTCAGGCTTTTGATGACCTGACGATACGGGCGTTTACACGTCTTAGCAGTGAGTGTACGCCACGAAGAGTTGATCTGAAGAAGCCCGGCATCGCGTGAGCCGTCACCGTTAACACGACTGACTGCTTGAGGGATGCACCTTGATTCCCTCCACATGATGTGGTCGAAGACCTCCACGGGTAGCCCGTGTTTACGGAGCATTGTGTGCCACTGCTGACACTTCCACTGGGGTGCAGCTGATGCTTGCACGGGGCTGACAAATAGGGTGAGTAGTGCGAAGCACAGCAGTCCACGTTTCAATCTTCTCTTCTTTGATAGTCCAATAATTCAGCCTCAGTCAGCCATAGTTCTTCGTCTTCGAAGTTCCAGTCATACGGAGGGTCTTGCCAGTTTGTTTCAATGTCTGTGGCTTTCCACATGGCATAGATCAGGCAGGACATAAACAACCCTAGAGGCAGGGTCACAAGGAATGCCATCATCGCAGGGCCTCCTCGCCTTCTTGGGTGATTTCGCAGACCTGCATAGCGGAGCCTGCAGTCGAGAGGCGGGTTTCACCTGTCGGGATAATTAAGCCCATGGCGCGAAGTTCAGAGCAACGCTTCCAGTAGCAGCATTTTGGCTTCAGAGCGAGTCCAGAGGCCATACCAGCCTCTTCATCGGTCATTCCGCCCTGTAGGTACTCAGCGAGCAAGAGCATGGCTTGTGAGCGCTTACGGGGCTTGACGTCTCCAGCGCCTAGCACTGAAGTGATTGGGTCGTCTTTGCGGAAGAGTGGCAAGTCATCAAACATCAGTTGCTCAATTCTTTTACGGTTGCAACTGCATCGGCATATGTGCCGTTTACAAACACAGCTTGTTCAGAGCCAATGTCAATTTGACCGTCAATGATTGGGCACACAATCCACCAGTTTCTGCAATCGTTCATTACTGCATAAGTGGCTTCTTTGTTGATGAAGTACTTGCCACATTTCTTCATGATGTCTCCTTTGTTTAGGGGCTCTTGGTAGCCCGTGTAAACATTCTGACATACGTGTAAACACAAGTCAAGCATTACGAAAGCGGAGGGCTGGAGTGGGGGAGAAACAACACACCCAACCCTCCTAGCCCCTAGCAGAGACCAAGCCGCTAGGGAGTCTTTACAGGCTTAGGCAAGGCGCGCCATGCAGCCTCAAAAGCCTCAGGGGATTCCCAATCGTTAGACACCTCAACATGAAGCCACGCACCGCCGGGTGAACCAGCAGAACTAGCAAGGTCTTTGTAAACGAGAACCCCGTTGTTTTTGTCGGATCGTGAGCATCGGTATCCACGTCCAAATTCGCCAAATGAGTAGTCGTGCATTTCGCAGATACGCAGCTCTTCGCTGTAAAGCAACAACCAGTCCCATGCTTCACGGGCTGTGGCACGGCCTGCACGGGTGGCTGGGTAGCCCATGTCAACAGCGAAGCCTGTCGCATGCACGGAGAGGTTCTTACTGCCACGCATTGGGCGATTGGCGTACATGCCTAGGTTGGTGAAAGCCCAACGGCGTTTGCAGAGGTCGTAGAACTTTTTGGTGACGGGGTCTGTGGCTTCACCGTTCCACGCTGGGAAGTAGGGGTATTTGCGTGGCATTAGTTGTCCCTCAGTACTCTCATGTCAACCGTGCCCGATGCGACGATGCCGTAAAGCGAGTCGCCATCTCGTAACTCAATGGGGATAGGGCTTGTGTGTTTTTCTACGGCTGTACCTGCAGCGGTGGTCACGGTTGCACCGCCTAAATAGACGATGGTGTTGCCTTCGACGTGCAGGTAGATAGTGCGCGTACCTGTGGCGCCTGCTACCAGCAGGGTAGGGGTAGTGGCAACTGTGACGGTGGTGCTAATCATGGTGTGGGTGTTCCTGTCGGCGGTTCTTTTGGTTTGTCTTTCAGGCCGTTGCCTGCGAGGAGTCCGATGAGACCACCGGCAAGGGTCATCAGCATCGGCGAAAGGACTGCCCACGCCTCAGCGTCATTGGGTGCCTGCTCGAGAGGCTGGGTGACGAACAGTAGACCGTAGATCAGGGAAACAATTGCTGCCACGAACGAGAATGAAAGCGCGACTCCTACGATAAGGATGAGTCGAGCTTTTATTTCTTCGTTGGTAAGTCGTTTGTCGGGGTTCATGGGCATCGCCTTTCGAATGTGCCTGTGGCTTGGGTGTCTTCGCAGTTGTGGCGTACGCGGTCAGCGCA